CAAAATGAAGCTGACGGTTTAAAAGGTGATCAAGATGCACTAAACGAATTTTACAGGCAGTTCCCAAGAACTACTGAGCATGCGTTTAGAGATGAGACTAAAAATTCTATTTTTAATCTCGTTAAACTATATGAGCAAATAGATTACAACGAAGAAATGTCTAGAACATTAGGTATTACTCAAGGTAATTTTCAGTGGGTTAACGGTGTTAAAGATTCTACAGTGATATTTTATCCTGATCCAAAAGGTAGATTTAAGATAAGCTGGGTACCGCCAACAAATATACAAAACAAAGTAATAATAAAAAATGGTATTAAATGGCCTGGTAATGAACATATGGGCGCTTTTGGCTGTGATAGTTATGATATATCAGGAACTGTAGATGGTGTAGGTTCTAAAGGTGCTTTGCATGGGCTTACAAAATTTAGCATGGAAGATGCGCCAGCTAATCAGTTTTTTTTAGAATATTTAGCTAGACCACAAACTGCAGAGATATTTTTTGAAGATGTTCTAATGGCATTAGTATTTTATGGGATGCCTATACTTGCAGAGAACAACAAACCTCGTCTATTGTATTATTTAAGAAGGCGTGGTTACAGAGGTTTTAGTATGAATAGACCAGATAAAATATGGAACAAGTTATCTACAGCTGAAAAAGAAATAGGTGGTATACCTAACTCAAGCGAAGATATAAAACAAGCTCATGCCGCTGCAATTGAAATGTATATACAAGACCATGTAGGTATGAAGCAAGATGGTACATTTGGTAGTTGTTATTTTAACGAGCTGCTAAACGACTGGGCAAAATTTGATATAAACAAAAGAACAAAGCATGATGCATCTATAAGTTCTGGTTTAGCTATAATGGCTAACAATAGACATTTGTATAGGCCAAATGCAAAGGTTGAAAAACCTAAACTAAACATAAGTATTGCTAGGTATTCAAACAAAGGTAATACATCTAAATTAATTAACAAACAAATATGATTGTAAAAAGTTATTTTCCTTCTCAAGTTGTAAGTGACCTAGAGAAAATGAGCTATGACTATGGTTTAAAAGTAGCTAAAGCCATTGAAGCTGAGTGGTTTCATACTGAGAGAGGTACTAACAGGTACACTACTAACCACAATAATTTTCATAATTTAAAACTATACGCTAGAGGTGAGCAGTCAATACAAAAGTATAAGGACGAGTTATCTATAAACGGTGATTTGTCCTATTTAAATTTAGACTGGAAGCCAGTACCTATTATACCTAAGTTTGTTGATATAGTAGTTAATGGTATAGCTGAAAGAATGTATGACGTTAAAGCTTACTCACAGGATCCTTACGGAGTTACTAAACGTACAGAGTACATGGAGTCAGTACTAAGAGACATGCAAACAAGGGAGTTTAACGACATGGCTCAGACAGAGTTTAATATTGATTTATATGAAAACAATAAAGAAGATTTACCTGATACACAAGAAGAGCTAGAGTTGCACATGCAACTTAGTTACAAGCAGGCGGTTGAAATTGCTGAAGAACAAGCTTTAAATACTTTGTTTAAAGGTAACAAGTATGAATTAATTAAAAAACAATTTTACTACGATCTTACAGTGCTAGGTATAGGTGCTGTAAAAACTAGCTTTAATACATCTGAAGGTGTTGTTATTGATTATGTTGATCCAGCTGATTTAGTATATTCATATACTGAGTCACCGTACTTTGACGACATATACTACGTTGGTGAAGTAAAAACAATACCAATAAATGAGCTTGTAAAACAATTTCCACATCTAGATCAAAACGAACTAGAAGAGATAGTGCAAAACAAAAGTTACCACAAAACAAACTACAACCAAGGTTACAATCGTCACGAGCATGATATAAATAAAGTACAGATTTTATACTTTAATTATAAAACGTACATGAACGAAACTTACAAAGTAAAAGAAACTGGTACTGGTGCTGATAAAGTTTTATCAAAAGATGATACGTTTAACCCACCACAAGATATGGAAGGTGGGTTTGGTAAGCTACAAAAATCTGTTGAGTGCTTATACGAGGGTGCTTTAGTTTTAGGTACTGGTAAATTACTTAAATGGGAAATGGCTAAGAATATGATGAGGCCAAAAAGTGATTACACTAAGTGTAAAATGAATTATTCTCTTGTAGCACCACGCATGTACAGAGGTCGTATAGAGTCTTTAGTACAACGTATTACTGGGTTTGCTGATATGATACAGCTTACACACTTAAAGTTACAACAAGTATTATCACGTATGGTACCGGATGGTGTTTATTTAGACGCTGATGGTTTAGCTGAAATAGATTTAGGTAACGGAACAAACTACAACCCCCAAGAAGCTTTAAATATGTTCTTCCAAACAGGTTCTGTTATAGGTAGATCATTTACAAGTGAAGGAGATATGAATCCTGGTAAAGTACCAATACAAGAAATACAGTCAGGTTCTGGTGGCCAAAAAATGCAAAGTTTAATTCAAACTTACAACTATTACATGCAAATGATTAGAGATACTACTGGGCTTAATGAAGCTAGAGATGGTAGTACTCCAGACAAAAATGCTTTAGTAGGTGTGCAAAAGTTAGCTGCAGCAAACAGCAACACAGCAACAAGACATATATTACAAGCTGGTTTGTTTTTAACTCAAGAAGTTGCAGAACAATTATCATTAAGAATATCTGATATATTAGAATATTCACCAACTAAAGATGCTTTTATACAGCAAATAGGTAATCACAATGTTGCTACATTAAAAGAAATGAGTGAGTTGCATTTGTATGACTTTGGTATATTTATAGAATTAATGCCTGATGAAGAAGAAAAAGGAATGCTTGAAAACAACATACAAATGGCATTGCAACAAAAATTGATTGAACTTGCTGACGCTATTGACCTTAGAGAAATTAAAAATATTAAACTTGCTAATCAGTTGTTAAAAATTCGTAGAGCTAAAAAACTAGAAAAAGATCAAGCTCAACAACAACAAAACATACAGGCTCAAGCACAAGCTAATCAACAGTCTGCTCAAGCAGCTGCTCAAGCTGATATGCAAAAAGATCAAGCAAAAACTCAAGCAGAAATTACACTACTGCAAACTAAAACCCAAATGGACGCTCAAAAGATGCAGCAAGAAGTTAATTACAAAAAAGAGTTAATGGAAATGGAGTTTAACTTTAATATGCAACTAAGACAAGCTGAGGTTGAAGCAACGCAAAATAAGGAAAAAGAAAAAGAAGATCGTAAAGATCAAAGAACAAAAATTCAAGCAACTCAACAAAGTGAGATGATTGATCAAAGAAATAATCAAAAACCACCTAAAAACTTTGAGTCTGCAGGTAATGATATATTAGGAGGTGGTCTTGATTTAGGTATGTAAATTATTAATTATTATTATATTATATTATGGCAAAAAAGAAAACAGAAGAAGTAGTCGAAAAGGCTACTGAAGACAACGTAACAAAAGTTGATCTTAAACAAACAAAAAAAGATGATGATGTCATCAAAGTAAATTTAGATAAACCACCAACACCAAAAGAAGATGAAGTTAAAGAAGATAACGCTGACGACAGCGGAGTGGTTGAGCTCGTTGAAGATGCCAACACCACAGAAAAACAAGAAGAAGTACAACCGGAAGAACAAACACAAGAAACTCCAGTATTAGAAGAAGTTACTGAAGAAGAAGTTAAAGAGCAAACAGAAGAACTAGCTGAAGAAGTTGTTGAAGCTATAAACGAAGCTCAAGAAACTGGCAAAGCAATACCTGAAAATTTACAAAAAGTTGTAGATTTTATGGAAGAAACCGGTGGTAGCTTAGAAGACTACGTTCGTCTTAACCAAGATTATTCTAGTTATGATGATATGACAGTACTAAGAGAGTACTATAAACAAACTAAATCTCATTTAACATCAGATGAAGTAGAGTTTTTAATTGAAGACTCGTTTTCGTATGACGAAGAAGTTGATGAAGAAAGAGATATTAAAAAGAAAAAGATAGCGTTAAAAGAGCAAGTTGCCAACGCTAAAAGCCACTTAGACGGGCAAAAGTCTAAATACTATGAAGAGATCAAAGCTGGTTCTAGGTTAACGCCTGAAGCTAAAAAAGCTATGGACTTTTTTAATAGGTATAACAAAGAGTCGGAAGAAACTCAAAAAATAGCAGAACAACAAACTAACACTTTTAAATTAAAAACTAAACAAGTTTTTAACGATAAATTCAAAGGTTTTGAAT